ATTCTTTAGAATTACAATCGTTTAACGACTTACTCGTAATTGTTAAAGAGCAGATAAAAGTAACAATTAATACAAATAATATTGTGGATGTATCTGCACAATTAGTAGTAGTTAAAGATATTATTCAAATAGTTCATGATTCTGCAGCAGCACGTCTAAATTTAAAATTAGAGGTTATAAAAACTAATGAAATTTAAAAAATATAATTGGCTTCCTGATATACCAGATAATAGGGATAAACTATATGTTGCCATGCCTACAGCTATACCAGATAAAGTAGATTTAAGACCTTTTTGCCCAGTTGTAGAAAATCAAGGTTCACTAGGGAGCTGCTCAGGTAATGCTATAGTTGGAGCTCTAGAAATCTTAATAAATAAAAATAAAAAAACTTTCGTAGACTTATCTAGGTTGTTTGTTTATTACAATGAACGCGTTATGGAACGCACAGTAAACATTGACGCTGGTGCTATTATCAGGGATGGTATAAAAACTATAGCTGTAAGTGGCGTATGTACAGAACTTTTATGGCCTTATGATATTGCTAAATTTAGAAAAAAGCCTACCGCTAAATGTTATGTCGAAGCCACTAAGCGAATAATTACCTCTTACTCACGTCTTATTACTTTTGAAGATAAACTAAATTGTTTAGCTAGCGGATTTCCATTTGTTTTTGGTTTTTCTGTATACGATTCTTTTGAAACGGAAGCAGTATCAAAAACTGGTATAATGGTTATGCCTAATAAGTATGAGAAATTTTTAGGTGGCCACGCTGTATGTGCCGTAGGTTATGATAAGATTAAACAAGTGTTTATTGTTAGAAATTCTTGGGGCCCAGAATGGGGAGATGCTGGTTATTTTTATATGCCTTTTGACTATGTAGCTAATAATAATTTATCTGATGACTTTTGGAAAATTCAAAGATGATTAAACTTTCACATTTATTTACAGATACTGAAGATACAAATTGGAGTGTTACTAAAAATACTTTGAAAAGTAATATAGATACTTTACTTGAAAAAGGTAAGTGTGATGAAGATGTTTTATTACTTATGAAGGATTTATTGGATGACATAAAGATAAGTACTTCTATAACAGACTATATTGAGGAGGTGAGAGATGGCCGCAAATAGAAAATGGACTTTTTCTGAAGAAAAGATTCTTATTGATAATTATACTACATGTACAGTTTTTGAACTTAAGGATCTTTTACCAGGAAGAGATGAAGACTCTATTAATTGTAAGATTAAACGTATGCGTAAACAAAATAAATTAATAGGTCACAAAACACCAGATACTGTATCTAGAGCACATAAATAGGTGTATTATGTATGATGAACTAATATGCCCTGTTGATAAATCTTTGTGTAAACATTGTGTACATAAAATTACAAGAGAAATAAGTTCTGAAGGTATGCTGCTAACAACAGAGGACGGTGATGAGATAGACGATCTTGGTAGTTTCATTCATGATGCGTGTATTTTACTTGGTGTAGATTTAGATCATATAGTTTTAGACTGTAATAAATTTATGCTAGACAATACCACGTATGATGGTAATAGAGAATTTATCACTAATAGTGATATTTTAAACAAAGTGCATAAATAATTAAAGAGGTATATTATGAAAATTAAAATCGCGTTACTTTCTACTTTTGCTTTATTAACCAGTGTTGTAATTTCTATGGCTAATCCTTATGTGATTACAGGTAATTTTCCATCAGCAGTAGTTGATACTTGTACGTTTACATTAAATACAGGTACAGCTGTTGATATAGCACCAACATCAGTTAATACTACTAATAGTTACTGTAAATATGATGTAGCTGCTTCTATTAATGGTGCTAACGTAGTATCTGTTGTATATAAAAATGTTTGGGGAGTTTCTACATCCGTCCCTTTCTCATATGCGAAAACGTTACCTCCTACGCCATCAGGTTTACAATTAGCCCAATAAAAGGGAAACTGAAACCTATAAATACTTATAAGATTTATTTATGAAATATATTAAGTATGTATTAGCAACGGTAACATTTTTGCTGCTTCTTATACGACCTGTATATAGTGCTACATTGGCTGTAGCTATATACGGATCGTATGATTATTATTCTAAAGCTCTTTCTGTTTTTTGGAAAACTACTACAATTTATGATTCATTTAAAATAGATTTTTATTCTACTTTTGTAGCACCAAATGCTCCTTGTGGTACAGCTCCTACATTAACACTTAAATCATCCTATACATCAAATTACAGTAATAAAAATATTACATTACCTAATGTAACAGATGGTAAATATAGAGTGAACATATACGGTGTTGTAGGTACTACTAGTACATTACTTCAAACACAAGACTTTTTTATTCAAGCAGTGTCTAAAGATTTTACAATTGGTTGGTGTAATACGTCTTCTTCTACTTTTACATATACAGGCACTCTTGTATATACAAGTACCACTGGAAGTTTTGATTTTGAAGGTGAAGAAAATATAACTACATGGCAAATATCAGAATTAGCTAGAAATACACAGTACTTTAGTATTAAAAACATGTTATTTGTAAATTTAGGTTATGATAATGTATCACCTACAGTGACAATTAAAAGTCCAAAGTCAGCACAAATAATTACATACACTGTAATACCTGAAAAACCTATTTGGGGAGGAATCATAAACTAACTTTAAGTAATTATACACTTGTAAAATTATATAACATATGTTAATATATTATATAGTTTGAATGAGGTAGTATTTTAATAACTTAATTTAAGAGGGTATTATGAATTTATCGTATGTTATCGAAGGTGAAAATGAAAAAGAAAAGAGTTACGAAATATTCAGTCGTTTATTGAAAGACCGTATTATTTATATTCAAGGTCAATTTAATGACGATATGGCTAATAATGTCGTAGCACAGTTGCTTTATCTTAATTCTAGAGATAAAGAGAAAGACATTTATATGTATATCAATAGTCCTGGTGGGTCTATTTCTAGTATGTACAGTATTTTTGATGTTATGAATTACATTGATGCTGATGTGCACACAGTAGGTATCGGTAGTGTTTGCTCAGCAGGTAGTTTTATTTTAGCTGCTGGTACTAAAGGTAAAAGAAGTTGTTTACCTAATACAGAAATAATGATTCACGAATTATCTACAGGTACTAAAGGTAAAGCTACACATATTTTTAGTATGGCTGACGTATATAAGAAATTATATGAAAAAATGGCTAAACAGTATGTAGGTTTTACTGGACAGTCTTTAACTAAAATAAAAAAAGATATGCAAAAAGATTACTTTATGGATTCTGAGGAAGCTTTAGCATATGGTTTAATTGATAAAATAATTGAGGGTAAATAATGAAAGATCATATTCCTATGGATGTAACTCCACAAAATAGTAACTCTACAGATAAAAGACGTCCTGTTTTAATGGTGTCTCCTAGAGAGCGTCAAAACAAACGTAAAGCAGAACTTATTACAAGTCCTATTATCGAAGACTTACAGAAGCAAGTAGAGAATTTAAATTTGGAAATTTTAGCACTTACGGAATCTTACGAAACTGTAATTAGTGATTTAACTGCTAAACTTTTAGAAGCTGAAAATATTAAAAAAGATATGGCTGTTTCTAAGACAAAAAAGTTAAATAAAAAAGACGACTTGTTTTCAGAATAAATATAAACTATGCGTAATTTAGATAAAGCAGTTACTCTAATAAAATCGTATGAAGGTATTGTGGATGGAAATCCTAAAACTGTTAATTTAGATCCTTACTTATGTCCAGCTAAATACTGGACAATTGGTTGGGGCCACGTTGTTCTAGATCATAATGGGGCACAGATTAAAGGTGCTGAAAATAAGCAACACGCTATAGATATATATCCAAACGGTATAACTATGGTAGAAGCTTTAGTACTATTAAGTGATGACGTACGTAGATTTTCTAGTGGTGTAGAAAAATTAGTAAAAGTACCTATCAATGATAATCAATTTGGTGCTTTAGTTAGTTTCTCTTTTAATGTAGGTATGGGATCTTTTGGAAGTTCCACATTGTTAAAAGTTCTTAATACAAAGGCTTATAATCAAGTACCTACACAATTAGCTAGATGGAATAAGATAGGTGGTGATGTCTGTGATGGTTTAACCAGACGTAGAAACGCAGAAATTTTGTTGTGGGAAACCGCAATATAGACTTTAAAATATAAGAGGAATTAATTATGAGTAATCGTGTAGAAGGTAGAGTGAAGTGGTTCTCAAACGACAAAGGGTATGGTTTTGCAGTAACAAATGAAGACCCAGAAACAGAGTATTTCATTCATTACTCCGCTATTAATATGGAAGGATATAAAACTCTAAAAGCCAAACAACCTATTACTTTTGTAATTACAGAAACTGAAAAAGGTATACAAGCTTTAGATATTCAAGCAGCTTGAAAATTGTATGACAGTACGTGAAATATTACTAAGACGTAAGATTTTATGTATGAAGTTAGAAGAAGTAGATAAAGTTATTGTGACACTAAAAGACCTGAGTTCTGATAATAAAGACACCTTATATACTAAATTAATAAATCATAAATTTGATTTGTTAAGTAAAATAAGAAGTCATACCATATTATTAGATAAACTAAATAATGATACTAATATAACGATTGATGGTACAGAACTCAGTGTTTATGAAGCTTTACACCTACTTAAAACTTTTAGACATAAAATAGATACTTTCAGTTCAATTATTATTGATGATGCTAAGTCATTAAATATATTTGATTTGATGGATAAAAAAGATAAACTGTTAGAAGAATATATAGATATTTATATGGCAGTACAAGATAGTGACATAAATACTATTTGGGAGAATTAAAATGCTTATTGTGCTTTCGGGAACTGGTAGAGTTGGGAAAGATACTGCCGCAGGTATTATAAAAAATATTTTTATCAGTAATAGTGAAACATGTGTTACTATAGCATATGCTGATTTTTTAAAAGAGATACTTAGTAAGTGTTTTAATTTAACAGCTGAACATTTATATGGTGACTTAAAAGAAGTACCTGTAGATTTTCTACCTATTAGAACAAGATCTGGTAAGATTACAAATCATCTTTGGACGCCTAGAAAACTATTACAGTTCTTAGGAACTGATGTTTTAAGAACTATTGATCCTGAATGTTGGATTAATGTAGTAAAGAATTTTATAGATAATACATCTTATGATAATTATGTTATTACAGATGCTAGATTTGATAATGAAGTAGAATGGGTTTTAGTAAGAGGTGGTATTCAATTACATATAACTCGTGAAGACAAAGACTTTGTTGGTGGTAGTGAACATGCTTCTGAGAATTCTTTATCTAATACCGCAGTCTCAGATGCTTACTATCATATAGAAAATGATAAAGATTTAGTACATTTAGAAAGTACTTTACTAACCATAATTGATAAGGAGAAAGATAATGGTAGATAATATGCCTATGGACGATATGGGAACGAATACAGTTACTACTACAGTAACTACTGTAAATAAAATTTATACCTTAAATTTTATTGATGAAGATATTGCTAAAGTAGACCTTTATAGTTCTGGTGATTACAATTATGCTAGTGTTGGTGTTAGAAAAGAGTCTACTTACGTTAATATTAGTTATGAGTGGAGTGGTGATAACACACCTGATTTTATTATGGATGTAGTATCTAGCTTTATTTGTAAAATGGATTGTCAAGATGGCCAATGCGGTGAAGGTATGACCATGGCTTCAGTTGCAAGTGATGATGATTTTAAAGCATTTTTGGTCCGTTTAGAAGAAGCTTCTAAATAATAAGGTATAATTATGCCTATTAGTATAGATGAATTTAGATTTCCTAAGTTTGTAGTTTACAGACAAAAAAATCCTTTTACGGAAGATGTAAGAGCTAAATTCGATGACGCTAATTTAAATACACCTATTAGACGTTATAGACAAGATAGTTTTCCTCAACAAGGTTATAATACTAATTCAAATAAGGCCAACATTGTAAATATAAATTTAAATAGGGATGATATAACATTACCTCCTTATTGATTTAACTAAGAATAAGTACGACTCTTTTTAGAGCGTACTTATTTTTTTTTATTTATTACTTGCAATTTTATTAAAGTGTGTTATACTTATCGTGTATAAAGTAGTTTTATTATTTTTTAAATTTAATTTAAAGGAGTTGTATTTATGGAATTATCTCCAAGTAAAAAGGTAAAAACTTTTAAATCTGAGTTAGATCTTATTTTTGATAACAAGATTAAAACTTTTACAGAAATATGTATAATGATGTCTCCAGACTATGTTTATTATGACTGTCCAGGATCTAGTTCTGGTAAATATCATCCACTAGACGAATTGAGTGGTTTTGGTACTGTAATTCATACTAAACGTGTAGTCACTGTAGCCTATGATTTAGCTAGAGGTCTAGGATGTGATCCTAGTAGAGACCAGATTATTTCCGCCTGTATTTTACATGATTTACGTAAACAAGGTGTTATTAAATCTGGGCATACTGTTAAATGGCATCCTGATTTAGCTGCTAAGTTGGTAGAAGAAGTACATACAGATACTAAAATAATCGCTGAAAAAGATTATAATATTATTAGAAACTGTGTAGGTTACCATTACGGACCATGGAGTATTAAACCTTGGTCTAAACCTCTAACTAAATATACTCCAGAAGAGATGTGTGTTTATTTAAGTGACTATATAGCTAGTAAGAAATCTTTAACAGTTAAACAAGAGGATAGATTTGATGGTTAATGAAACTTTCATAAAAGATCTAAATAAGGTATTTAATAAAAATACTATAAGTACAGAGTTATCTCCAGGATCTCCTAGACGTTATGAACCAGAGCAAGGTGTAAGAAAACATAATGAGCGTATACACTCAGAAAGTAGACATGCAGATCATTATAAAAATCTACCTTTTACTTTTTCTAATGTAGCTAAACCTAAAAGTTCTACAGTTAAATTTTGTGCTAATTGCGGTGTTGCTACATATGTACATAAAAATGCTGTAGGCATTATATGTAGTGCCTGTAATAAATATTCTAAATTATTAGAGGAGCCAATTAATGATTGAAGATAGTAAAGGGAGAGGCCGCCCTTTAGGTTTCAGATTAAGTGAAGAAAGTAAGCGGGCCATAAGTACTTCAAAAAAAGGTCAAAAACATTCTGAATTAACTAAAGAAAAAATATCAAAAACCTTAATATCTTATTTTAAAAATGTATATCCTTTATCAACTGAGTTATATGAGCAATATAAACAAGAGATAGAGAATTCAGAAGATGTAAAAAAATGGTTCAGAGATACTAGTTGTTTATATGATGAGACCTTAGATATTTATACTGAGAGATCCTTAAATTCTAAAAGATTTAGAGAAATCTCTATAGAATATAATATAAATATGGAAAAGAATCCCTATTTATATGAACTTATAAGTAATCCAGAAACTTTATGCGAGATTAAAGAAATATGTTCTAAATTAGATATAAGTTTTGATTATGTGTGTAGGATATTAAATTTAGAGGAGTAATTATGACAAGATCTGTAGGAAGACCTAAAAGTCCACCTAAAGCACGTGAGTTACTAAAAAATATTATACCTGTAGAAGATATGTTTTCTGAAACAGAACTTGGTATTTATAATAATTTAGTAGACGTATACTTAAAAGACTTTGATGAAGATGATCTTACTTCCTCAGATATAGATGATTTAATGAATTTAAGCGTTAATAAAGTACTAGAAGTTAGGTTACTAACTTCTAGTAAAAATAACTCTAATGACCATTTAAATATATCTACATCTTTAGAGAAATTAAGAAAGCACAGTGATAAGATAAAAGAGAATTTAGCTTCTAGAAGAAAAGATAGAATAGACCCTAATGAGTTTAAAGGTTTTTCAATAGTCGATTTAACCGTAGCTTTTGATGATGCTAAGAAATTAAAATTGGAAAATAAAGCTAGAGATATGAAGCTTGAACAAGAATCTTTAATTGAAAGTCTTGAAGAAAACTCTTGTAAGGATACTGAAGACTAATGTCTAAAATTACAAAAAACATGGACATAGTATTACAACAAGGTCCTGAACTAGTAGAATTTTATAGAAATAATCCATGTATAGCTGCTTATGAATTACTAGGTGTAGATCTAGCACCTATACAAAGAATAGTATTTGAAGCTATGTGGTTTAAACCATATACTATGGCTGTATGTGGCCGTGGTTTTGGTAAAACTTTCTTATCTGGTGCTTTAGCAGCACTCTTAGCTTTATTATATCCAGGCTATCGCGTAGGTATGATAGCTCCGTCTTTTAGACAGAGCCTTGTTATAAGTACTTGTAATTATGATACTTTTTGGACTTCTGACGGTATGGCTACTACTACAGCATACCTATATAAT